TAGATATAGGTGTTATGGAGGTAGCTTGCGAAGTGGCAGAAAAAGCAGTAGTAGAAGCAATCTGGCGCACTAGCCGTATGGCAGGAGTATCACCAGATGCTAACGAGGCAATGAAATTTTCTCAAGCAGCGTTAAACCTTGCTCACGTATTGGCAACCTTACGCCGCTTAGATCAAGGAGATAATTAGTGGCTACAACCGTCTTTGACGTGCTGAACGAAAAATTAACAGAGCTTAAAGGCTCTAGCGAAGAATTCTTAACCTCGGGGGGTCCTAAAGACTTTGCCGAGTATAAGGAGGTATGTGGCGTTATTCGAGGTCTAAACGCTGCATTAAGAGAAGTAGGTGACCTTTCGCGTAACTATATGGATGACGAAGATGACTGAAACAGTAACCGTTAGTGGGGTAGACGCTATTGCCGAAACAACCCCCGCAATGACTGCATTAGAACGAAAAAGAAGCGAGCGTATCGAAGTAGAAGCGGTAAAAGAGGCAGAGTTAGAAGCCTCTATCCCTAAGCCTGTGGGGTATAGGGTGCTTATTGCCCTGCCTAACGTCGAAGATACTTTCGGGGAAAGCGGGCTTCTCAAGGCAGAATCTACTCGTCGAGAGGAATATATCCTGTCTACTGTGGGGTCTGTACTTGATATGGGTAAAGAAGCCTACAGCGATAAAGAACGTTTCCCTACTGGGCCTTGGTGCAAAGTAGGTGATCATGTGATGTTCCGAGCCAACACCGGCACGCGTTTTAAGGTGGGGAATCAGGAATTTCGCTTAATGAATGACGACTCTATTGAAGCCGTCGTAGACGATCCGCGAGCTGTTTCGCGTGCATAAGGAGAGACCATGCCTAGACAAAATGTAGAATTTGAGTTTCCCGATCCTGATAAAGATGAAGCAACTCAAGAGGTTGAAGTAGATGTTGTAGAAGAAGAAGACGCGCCGCTTGAAGTAGCAGGTGCTGTGGGGCGAGAAGACATGAAGTCCGCTAAAGATAAGAACATTATCCAAGCGGGTGAAGTAGAAATTGAGGTAGAGGACGATACCCCAGAAGCTGATCGTGGGCGAAAAGCGGCTCCACCACCAAAGGAAGTCACTAACGAAGAACTAGAAAACTACTCTGACAAAGTTAAAAACCGTATCAAACACTTTAGTAAGGGCTACCACGACGAGCGTAGAGCTAAAGAGGAAGCCCAGCGTGAGCGAGAAGCTCTCGAAACGTACACTAAAAACTTGATGGCAGAGAACAAAAAGCTAAAAGGTACGGTAGACCAAAGTCATAACACGCTGATTGAATCTGCCAAAAAGCAAGTGAATGGCGAGATGGCTTTGGCCCAACGCCAGTACAAGGAGGCTTATGAGTCTGGAGAGCCAGATAAAATCTTAGAGGCTCAGACGGCGCTGAACACTGCTCAAATTCGCATGGAGCGAGTTAATGGGTTGAAACCTAAGCAAATTCAACCTTTACAGCCGCAAGAAACTCCTGTACAAACGCAGGTAGAGGCACCCCAGCCTCAAGTGCAGCGAGACGAAAAAGCAGAAGCGTGGCGCGATAATAACCCGTGGTTCGGCTCAGACGACGAAATGACTGCCTTTGCATTGGGGTTGCATAACAAGTTAACAAAAGAGGGGGTAGACCCCAAAACTGATACTTACTACGAGAAAATTAACACTCGTATGCAACAAGTATTTCCCGATCAATTTGATGACGGGATAGAGGATGAACCAGAAAGTACTCAAAGAAAATCTAGCAATGTGGTTGCTCCCGCTACGCGGAGCACAGCGCCTAAGAAAATTAGGCTAACGCAGTCACAAATAGCTATTGCAAAAAAACTTGGAGTCCCACTGGAAACTTACGCCAAACAGGCTGCTGAATTACTGAGGAAACAATAATGTCGAAACAGAGGCTGGATAGAGAACTCGAAACCCGTGATAAAACTGTACGTAAAAAGGCGTGGAGTAGGCCAACAGTGTTGCCTGATCCCATTCCTCAAGAGGGGTACAAGTTTCACTGGGTTCGTGTAAGCACTATGGGTCAACCTGATTCCACTAATGTATCTTCAAAGTTACGTGAAGGTTGGGAGCCAGTACGCGCAGAAGACCACCCCGAGATATTTAGTGACGCCGTTGCCGACGCACGGTTCAAAGATAATGTCATTGTTGGTGGGTTAATGCTGTGTAAGGCCCCAATAGAACTAGTCGAAGAACGCACTGAGTACTACGAAAACTTAACGGAATCTCAAATGCGATCTGTCGATCAAAGTCTGATGCGTGAAAACGACCCTCGTATGCCTATATTTAACGATAGGAAGACAAAGGTTACTTTCGGCAAAGGAAATTAACTTATTTTTAGGAGTGATTTATAATGGCTTATCCAACAGTCAGTGCTCCCTACGGCTTTCAGCCAATTAACCGTGTAGACGGTATGCCTTATGCAGGTCAAACTCGCCTTATTCCTATAGCGAGCACCTACAACACGGCTATCTTTGCAGGTGATTTGGTAAAAATCGTAGCGGCAGGCACATGTGAGAAGTTTACTGGTACCACTACAGGTTCCCCTGCGGGCGTCTGTGTAGGTGTTCAGTACGTCAATTCATTGAGTCAGTTCACACCGGCTCAGTACTACCCCGGCACTAGCGTTACTGACGCTTTTGCTATCGTAGTTGACGACCCACTAGCGGCGTTTAAAGTTGCCGTAACTGCTGCTAACAGCACCATGTCCTCGGCAGCTCGCGCTTCCGTAGGTGCTAACATGTCTGTTTTGGCAGGTACGGGTGACACAGCTACTGGCAACTCTGGTGCATCAGTACTAGCGGGTTCAGAAGCTGCAACAGCGGGTCTAGTTGTGCGAGTTATTGACACAGTAGACGAAACTAAAACTGCTGCTGATACTTTTGTGGAGCTGATCGTCAAGATCAACCTGCACCAGTACAACAACACAACTGGCGTATAAGGAGACTAGCAAATGGCTATTTCAAGAGCGCAACTCCTTAAGGAGCTACTACCGGGTCTAAACGCCCTTTTTGGTCTCGAATACGCTAAGTATGGCGATGAGGCTGCTGAAATCTTCGAGACTGAATCTTCGGATAGGTCTTTCGAGGAAGAAACTAAGTTGTCTGGTTTCAGTGCCGCACCTGTTAAGGGTGAAGGTTCTGCAATCGAGTATGACAACGCGCAAGAAGCTTGGACTGCTCGTTACACTCACGAGACAGTTGCAATGGGTTTCTCGCTTACTGAAGAAGCAATCGAAGATAACCTCTACGATTCACTCTCTTCACGCTATACAAAGGCACTTGCCCGCGCTATGGCGTACACTAAGCAAACTAAGGGTGCTAGCATCCTAAATAACGCGTTTGCTGCTGGTACTACGTACGGTGATGGACAGACTCTCTGTTCAACTGCTCACCCTCTCGTATCTGGCGGTGTTAACTCAAACCGTCCTGCTGTTGCGGCTGACCTTAACGAAGCTTCTTTAGAAGCGGCTGTTATCCAGATCGCTGGTTGGACTGATGAGCGCGGGTTGCTTATTGCTGCTAAGCCTAAGACTCTTGTTATCCCACCGGCACTGCAATTCGTTGCTACTCGCCTGTTGGATACTGATCTTCGTGTGGCTACAGCGGATAACGACATCAACGCACTGAACAACAACGGTTCAATCCCCGGTGGTTATAAAGTTAATAACTACCTGACTGATACCAATGCTTGGTTCTTGATGACTGACATCCCGAATGGCCTGAAGCACTTTGTCCGTTCATCTATGGCAACTAGCATGGATGCAGACTTCGACACAGGCAACAGCCGATATAAGGCTCGTGAGCGATACAGCTTCGGCGTATCTGACCCACTGGGCATCTTCGGTTCACCCGGCGCTTAATAAGCAAAAGGTGTTAGGATTGGGGGCTTCGGCCCCCTTTCTTTTGCCTTAAATTTAGTGCTATATTGCCTTATATCTTCCCCTGAGATGTTGCCCGTCCTAATCGACGGGTTTTTTTGTTTGTGCGTTAGCTAAATAAGTGTTATATACTTACCTAAATCCGGAACTAACCGGTGTATCTGACAGCTTCCGGCTGACGACATGCAGACAGATACGCCCCATAACTCGCATGTGAGGTTTCAAAATGGCTACAACTACCTTTTCAGGTCCTGTCGTTTCTACAAATGGTTTTGATTTTCCTATTGTAACTACGGCTAATCTTCCCGCTTTTGGTTCTGTTTCCGCTGGTACGGTGTACATCGTCAGCGATAATGGCGCAGGCAATAACGAGTTTTGTCTAGTAATTAACACAGGCGCTGCTTGGGTTACTGCTACGGGCGCTGCTCTTTCATAAGGAGCTAACTCATGGCTGATACAGTATCGACTCAAATAATCCAAGATGGCAGCAAGCAGGCGATCATTAAGGTTACTGCGGTTGTAGGAAATACCGACGTAGTAACTAGCACAATGGTTGATGTCTCTACATTATCGGTTGATCCGGTAAGCCGTAGGGCCTGTACTGGCGTTGTTTTGGCAAAGCTTGTGTACGTAGGTGTTGGGGTAGGGGTCAAACTAGAATGGGACGCCACGGCTAACGTTCTTATCTTTGATCTGCCAGTAAACTGGACGGAGGAGTACGATTTCTCTGACTTTACGGGCATACCCAACAACGCTGGAACCGGTAAAACTGGCGACATCGTAGCAACTACAGTCTCTCCAACTGCTGGAGATACCTACACTTTTATATTTACTGTGAATAAGCAATATGGCTAAGCAAGTAGATAAGAAAGCGATGGCTTGTAATAAGCCAAGACGAACTCCGTCCCATGCTAAGAAGTCCCACATTGTGAAGGCTTGTGAGAATGGGAAGGAGAAAATAATTCGTTTTGGTGAGAAAGGCGCAAGTACTGCTGGTAAACCCAAGAAGGGCGAATCCGCACGGATGAAGGCTAAGCGCAAGTCGTTTAAGGCTCGTCACGGTAAGAACATCGCTAAAGGCAAAATGAGCGCAGCCTACTGGGCTGACAAGGTTAAGTGGTAGGAGACTGTTATGTCTAGCTGTGGAACCAAACGTATGAACATGGGCGGTATGACTGGCATGCACAAAATGCCCGACGGCACCATGATGAAAGGCGCTAAGCACGGTATGAAAGCTGGCGGTTGCGTTAAAGGTGATGGCATCTGCAAGAAAGGCCGTACTAAGGGTCGCATGGTATGATGAAGTGCCGGGGCATGGGCAAAATGAAGCCCGTTACGTTTAAGAAGGGCGGTACGGTCAAAGACGATTGTTACCGCAAAGTGAAGGCATCGTACAAAGTCTTCCCTTCTGCGTACGCCTCGGGTGCTATTGCCAAGTGCCGAAAGAAGAAAGCCAGTGGCCGTTCGTAAGACGGAGAAGGGCAAAGCCCTAAAGCGCTGGTTTAAAGAGGACTGGAAAGACGTTCGCACGGGTAAGAAATGTGGACGTAAAGAAGGCGAGAAGCGGGGAACCCCGTACTGTAGGCCCACAAAGCGCGTCTCTAGTAAAACGCCTAAGACCTCTGGTGAGATGACAACGGCAGAGAAGAAGTCCCGTATAGCGCAGAAGAAGCGTCTAGGGCAACCGGCAGGCAAGCCCAAAAGGGTTAAACCTTTGAAAAGGAAAAAGAAATAATGGCGACATCTGGCACAGCTACATTCAACATGGACTTCACCGAGATTGCGGAAGAAGCGTGGGAGCGTGCCGGTAGAGAAATGCGTTCTGGTTATGATCTGCGAACTGCTCGTAGGTCTATGAATTTGTTGACTATTGAGTGGCAGAACCGTGGCATCAACATGTGGACTATCGAGGAAGGCACACTAAACCTCGTAGCGGGTACAGCCACATACGCGCTGCCTGCCGACACAATAGACCTCTTAGAGCACGTTGTACGCACAGGCGACGGTAGCGTAACTACTCAGTCTGATCTAAACATCACGCGTATCAGCGTCTCTACCTACTCCAGTATTCCTAATAAGCTCTCTCAGGGCCGTCCTATACAACTTTATGTAGACCGGGGGCAAGCTAACCCCTCTGTAACTGTGTGGCCTGTACCCAACCAAGGTACTGCACTTGCACCGTTTTATGTCCTTAAGTACTGGCGTATGCGTCGAATACAGGACTCGGGGACAGGCGTTAATACCGCCGATGTTAATTTCCGTTTCTTGCCCTGCCTCGTTGCAGGGCTTGCGTATTATATAGCTCAAAAAGACCCTGAGTTGATGCCCAGAATACCTATGCTACAGGGCGAATATGAGCGTCAGTTTGAGTTAGCAGCGGGGGAAGACAGAGAAAAAGCAACGCTTAGCTTAGTGCCGCGTATACATGGCGTGAGGTAGACATGAGCTACAAGTATGCGTCTGGGCAAAAGGCAATTGCTATATGCGATGTATGTGGGTTTCAGTACAAGCTACGCGAACTTAAAGAGCTAGTTGTTAAGGGAAATAAAACTAACATTAGGGCTTGTCCTGAATGTTGGAATCCAGATCAGCCACAAAACAGGTTAGGGGAGTTTCCAGTTGAAGACCCCCAAGCTATACGTAACCCAAGACCTGATTCAGCAGAATTAGTAGCAAGCAGAGACATTCAGTGGGGGTGGGACCCGGTAGGATTAACCGACCCTTTTGGACTTACACCAGACAATTTGGAAGCCGTAGGTGCTGTAGGGCAAGTTACAGTAACCATAAGCTAGGAGACAGGAATGAAAAATAAAGCTAGGTCAAACGTAAAAGTACCCAAGGTCATCGAGTTTCCGAATGAGCCTACAATGTACAAAGTAGATACGTGCAACCAACCGCCTAAAGACATGAAGACTAGTGGCGTTAAAGTTCGCGGCGTAGGTGCAGCCACCAAGGGCACTATGGCCCGAGGCCCAATGGCGTAAGGAGTAGCAGGTGAATTACACCGAGCTAAAGACAAACATTGAGGACATTTGCGAGCAGTCGTTTACGGACGATCAACTTGCTATGTTTACTCAACAGGCTGAACAAAAGATATACAACACTGTTCAGATTCCTGCGTTACGTCGAAACCAGACGGGTAACTTAAGTATAGGTAATAAGTACCTGATATACCCGACAGATTTCTTGTATACGTTTTCTTTGGCGGTTATTGATGCTCAAGGTAACTACACGTACTTGTTGAATAAAGACGTTAACTTCATTCGTGAGGCGTATCCCGGACCAACAAGTACAGGTACGCCCGTACACTACGGAATCTTTGACGATACTGCGTTTATCATAGGCCCAACACCTGATGCAGCCTACGAGGTAGAGTTACATTACGGCTACTACCCTCAGACTATTGTGACTGCTGGTACTACGTGGCTTGGCGAGGAGTTTGATTCTGCGTTGTTAAATGGGGCTTTGATCGAAGCAATACGCTTTATTAAGGGTGAACCTGATATGGTAGCCCTATATCAACAGATGTATGTAGACGCTATAGCGTTATTGAAGAACTTGGGCGACGGAAAGATGCGGGAAGATATGTACCGTTCTGGTCAACTTAGAATAGAACCGCGTTAATTTAAGAGGAAACACAAATGGCTATTACACAGGCTATGGCAACATCATTCAAAGTCGATATTCTTGACGGAACTTTTGACTTTAGCAGCGGCACATCACAGGTCTTTAAACTGGCCTTGTACACGTCGTCAGCTACGCTAGATGCGACTACTACTGCGTATTCAGCGACAAACGAAGTCTCAGGCACCGGCTACAGTGCAGGCGGCGGCACGCTGACTATCTCAGCAAACCCTGCTTCGAGCGGCACTACGGCGTTTTTAGATTTTGCTGACCTGACGTTTTCTACCGCAACTATTACTGCTCGTGGTGCGCTTATTTATTTGGCGAACGGTGGCACTAATCCTGCGGTAGCAGTACTAGATTTTGGTTCGGATAAAACCTCAACTGCGGGAGATTTTACTATTGTCTTCCCTGCGGCTGACGCGAGCAACGCGATTATTCGGATTGCCTAGTAAATGGCTGCTGGATGGGGTCGTAACACTTGGAGTTCAGGCTCTTGGGGTGAAGGAGTAGACCAAACGGTCGAGCTAGGCGGTTGGGGTCGCGGAGTCTGGGGGCAAGGCTCTTGGGGTCAGTCTCTAGGCATACAGGCCACAGGCGAACTAGGCTCGGTTACAGTCCAAGAAGGCACAGGAGTCTCGGTTACCGGTGTACAAGCCACAGCGACACTGGGCAACATTGCAGTAAACGCCGATGGAGCGATAAACGCTCTTGGCAACGCAGCTACTGGTGAGGTAGGCACAGCAACTGTAGTTGGTAACGCAATCTTCTCTGTTACAGGGGTTGCAGGTACTACGGCTTTAGGGATTGCAGGCCCCGTAACAACCACCAATGTTTTAGTTACAGGCGTTTCTGCTACAGGCACAGCGGGCAATGTAGCAATAGTAGGGGATTCGTCCCTCAATGCGAGTGGTCTACAAGCCACAGCAGCACTGGGCAACATTACGGTTCTACTGCAACAGAACGTCGATGTCACAGGCGTTCAAGGCACCACAGCATTAGGCGAGACCGAAGAAACAGGCACTGCCGTAGTTAACGCCGTTGGCGTACAGGCCACGGGTGAAGTAGGAACGGTATTGGTCTGGAGCCAGATAATTCCGGGCGGTGACCCTAGCTGGAGCGACATAGCCCCTATCACTCAAACACCTAATTGGACGGACATAGCAGCATGAAAACAATAAACGAAGCCGCAAATAACGGCGATAGCATTGACCCAAAGCACGAAGTTGAAGTGGTATGCGGTAGTTGCGGATACGATCTTGACGAAGCGGAGCTAACTGCCGATACTTGTGCAGACTGCGGGGAAACATTAAATTTGCGCCAGAATACAAAGATTTACGCAACCACTATTCCCGCTGCCGGTGGCAGCACCTTAACATAAGGACTGGAGACAACTAAATGGCTACTTATGTAAATAACCTCCGGTTAAAAGAAATTACAACCGGCGATGAAGACGGCACTTGGGGAACTAGTACCAACACTAACCTTGAGCTAATTACCGACGGTTTCAGCTACGGCACGAAGCAAATGGCGGCAGACGCCAACGAAACCTTTACGATGCCCGACGCTACAGCAGATGCGACTCGTGGGTTCTATCTAAAGATCACCTCAGCGGGTGCCCTTACAGCTACACGCGAAGTAACCCTTGGTCCAAATACTGTCTCTAAAGTGTGGTTGATTGAGAACGCCACTACAGGCAGTCAGATCATTACGATCAAGCAAGGATCAGGCGCTACGGTAGACATAGCTAATGGCGACAAAACAATGGTCGTCACGGATGGTGCGGGCGCAGGCGCTGCGGTATTTAATGCTAACCCAACAGAAGCCGGTGCAGGTACGGTAACAAGTGTCGGTGGTACGGGCACAGTTAATGGTATTACCCTGACTGGCACAGTCACTAGCTCTGGTAACCTCACACTTGGCGGAACACTGGCTAACGTCGATCTGACCTCACAAGTAACCGGAACCCTCCCTATCGCCAACGGCGGTACAAACCTCACGGCCTTAGGTACAGCTAACCAAGTGCTTGCGGTTAATGCAGGTGGGACGGCGTTAGAGTACCAATCTGCCTCTACCGGCTCAGTTACTAGTGTTGATGTTTCTGGCGGCACTACGGGCCTTACAACTTCAGGCGGCCCAGTTACAGGCTCTGGCACGATTACGGTTGCGGGTACTTTGGCTGTCGCTAACGGCGGTACTAACGGGACAACGGCGGCTACGGCTAGAGCAAGTCTTTCGGCTAACGCCCTACCAATCCTCAAAGGCACAAGCTACACCGCAGCAGTTGGTGAGTTTGTTACTGTTACAGCCGGAAGTATTCCCATTACTTTCCCTGCCTCACCAAGCGCAGGTGACACGGTAACTATTAAAGACGGCACAGGCGCAGCGGCTACTACCACCTTTACCGTAGCGCGTAACGGCTCCAACATAGCAAGTTCTGCTACTGATCTGGTGTTTGATAAGAACTTTGCCGAGATAACCATGTCCTACATCAACGGCACTATTGGTTGGAGCGTATAAATGAGTAACTTGTCGGAACTGCTGCCGACAGGCGGTGGACAGAATTCTGTAGACTTTGTTGCGTCCGGGACTCTGAGTTCTGGGCAGACTGTTGCGTTGAAGACTGATGGGACTGTTGAGGCTATTTCTGCTTCCGCTAATCCCGCATCTTTGGGTTCTCCTGTTGATGTGGCTGGGTATGCTTTAGACCCATATGGTGTTGATGTTACTTATGACTCAGCAAACGATAAGATTGTTGCCGTATATGTTAAGGATAGTGATTCAGATGGGTATGCGGTTGTTGGCAGTTATTCAGGGACAGCAATAACGTGGGGAACACCTGTTAAATTTCATACGGGCACTACTCAGGACGCCCCTAGAATACAATATGACACTTCTTCTGGTAAAGTTTTAATAATCTACAACGCTAGTAGTGCCTATCTCTATGGAATTGTAGGCACTGTATCCGGCACATCTATAAGTTTTGGTACTCCAACAGCAATGATTTCCAACTGGGGTAGGTATGTGCGACCTACCTACGATTCAAATAATGGAAATGTAATTATTGCTTATAAGAATGAAAGCGGGAGTGGTACAGGTGAAGCTAAAATAGCAACTATTAGTGGAACTGGTGTAAGTTTTTCTTCTTCTGCTACCTATAGTAGTGGGGGAAATGTTGCGACTCACGGATGTGCGTATGACTCCAATGCTCAAGCGTTTTCTGTGCTATATAATTCAAATAGCAACAATACAAAGGCTAGCATCGGTACAAGTGATGGCAGCTCAATAACATTCGGCAGCGAAACCGAAGTAGAGTATGACAAAATTCTTGCCGGAGATTGTTCTTATGATTCGGTAAATCAAAAAGTAGTATTTGTTTACAGAGACCTTAATGCTACCACGCTCAGAGCGCGTGTCGGGACTCTTACAGGGGGAAGCACAAGAAGCGTTAGTCTTGGTACTGAAGTGACTGTTGAGTCTAATCCTATGGACAGCCAAAGCGTAAGTTGCGCCTTCAATGGTGGCACTACAACTATTCTTTATACTCTAAGCTCTGACAATTACCGAAGATATATAAACGGGACAGTATCTGGAACGAGTATAAGTTTTAATACAGCCGCTCGTTTGTATAGTGACAATGCTACTAACTACAGAAGTACTATATGCACAATGTCTGGAAGTAATGTTTGTATTGGTATGCAGCCATCATCCACTGCGGGAAGTCTTGTAGATGACTATGGTTACGGGATAATTTATTCTGGCGTAGGCTCTAACTCAGCCGACTTCATAGGCATAACAGCCGGAGCAATCTCTGACACAGCCACAGGCGCTGTAAACGTCTACGGTGGGATTAACGAAGCGCAGACAGGTTTGACCATAGCTGCTGACTACTACGTCCAAGACGACGGCTCGTTATCTACTGCGACTTCTACCGTCAAAGTAGGCAAGGCAATCTCCGCAACCACGATTAACATGATGGATTTGACATGAGTAATTTAAGCGAGTTACTACCCGCAGGTGGTGGCGGCAAGAACGTAGACTTCGTAGCGTCTGGGACTTTGAGTTCTGGGCAAGCTGTTGTTTTGAATAGTGATGGGACAGTTTCAACCCCGCTTAACCAAAGTGAATCGGTTTCTTCTCCTTCTGTAATACAGCGAGGACTTAATTCGGCTATTTTATATGACGCATCTGAAGATTGTTTTATTGCTTTTTATCAAGACTTGCTTGGGTCAAGCCCTTTAACTTATCGCGTAGGAACTTTATCAGGAAGCACAATTACTTGGACATCTGCAACCGCGACTTCGATACTTTCTAATAACGCAGATATAGCGATAGCGGGTGATAACAATGGCGGCTTTTTAGTAATATGCGAAGACAGTAATCAATCTAGCGGACAGTACGGTATTGCAGGAACAGTGTCTGGAACTACTATTACTCTCGGGTCAACTGTAGAATTTACAACTAGCAGTTACGGGATCAAGGGGCTTGCTTACGATGCCAACGCAAGCAAATATTTTATTGTTTATATCAATAACCAAAACTCTTTATATTTAACGGGTATAGTAGCAACGGTTACTGGGACTTCTGTTTCTTTTGGCACTGCCGTAACTATAGATTCAAACACTTATATCTATGCGGCAAAGGCCGCCTATGATTCTGCCAACCAAAAAGTAGTGGCGATAGGGTCAAGAAGCAATCAAGTAAACGGATATGTAGCCACAATATCAGGAACTTCTTTTTCAACTGGTTCTGTAGCTACCGTATCAAGTTCAAGACCTCTTGTAGATGGTGATACACAAGTATGCAGCGCAACTTACGATGCAAACGCGGGGTCTGTTGTTTTTGTTTACCCTGATAACGAGAATAGCGAGCGCGGTACGGCTATAGTCGGGCAGGTGTCAGGAACTTCTTTGACTTGGGGTAGCACTCAAGTAATAGACGCAAGTGATAAATTCAGCTTCTTAGCTATATCTTACGACTCAACGGCAAAAAAAGTAGTTGTTTCTGGTGACTATGGTGATGTTGGTCACACAGGAAGATATAGCGTAGGTACTATAACGGGAACGTCATCTTCTTGGGCTTCTTTAGTTCAGTTTGAAAGCGGCGAACCTAAACATTTCGCTTCAGCATTTAGCACAGCGGATAATAAAACTGCAATTCTATACACAGACGAACAAAACAGCGATAACGTCACTTACGTTGTCCAAGCCAACGCTATCCAAAACTACACAGACTTCATAGGCATCACAGACGCAGCAATCTCTGACACCGCATCGGGCAGCGTGACAATCAAAGGCGGCATCTCTACCAACGTCACAGGACTCACGGCTAACCTGACTTACTACGTGCAAACCAACGGCACACTGTCCACGACAACCTCTTCGGTACTAGCAGGCAAAGCCCTGTCCTCCACTAGCATTAACTTGGATTACACATCATGAGCAATTTAAGCGAGTTACTACCTGCCGGAGCAGGGGCTAAGAGTGCTGACTTCGTGGCTAGTGGCACGTTGGGTAGTGGGCAGACTGTTGCGCTACAAAGTGATGGTACAGTAGTCGCCGCTACAGGAACCACGGTATCTGATGCGTTTACTAGCGAAGTTGCGGTTAATGGGTCTTACTCCGTCCAAGGAGGCTACGTTGTAGCGCATGACCCAGACAATAATAAAACCTTACTAGCTTATGGAGATATGGAAAATTCTCAAT